ACCCTGTCACATGGAACAGCGGTAAGACTATCTCGATCCGCGAAGGCATTATCCCTGGTCGTACCGTTCAGGTAACCTACACCAAGAAGCCTTCACAACTTCAGTACGATACTGATGACTTTACTATGTCAGGTTTGCCTGACTCAGCACGAGAAGTAATTGTTCTTGGTGCTGCATACCGTACTGCTATGTACCTCGATCTTGGTCGTGTACCTGCCGCAACTGCTGAAGCAGATGCACAGCAAGGCAACGATCCTATTGGTTCTGCAACCAACATTGGCCGAGTCTTACAGCAGATGTACCAGCAGCGTCTTCTTGTCGAAGTACGCCGCTTGCAAGAGCAGTACCCACCTAGAACGCACTACACGAGCTGAGGATAATACATGGCTACAAGACGATACTACTCCGCTATTGCTGTTGATAATACTGTTGCTTCTGCGATTAACAGTACAGTTACCAGCGTTACCCTTACTGCTTCTCCCGTGGGCTTCCCTGGAACATTTCCATTTGCTGTCGCTATTGACTACGACACTTCATCTGAAGAAATTGTTTTAGTCACCGCAGCATCTGGTTCTATCTTCACCATCACTCGTGGGTATAACGGCACCAGTGCTACATCCCACAATGCTGGTGCTGTAGTACGCCATGTGGTTATCGCACAGGATCTAACAGACTTCCAAGACCATGCCGCCTTGACCTTAGCGTCTGGCGCACATGGTGTTACAGGAGCCATTGGAACATTCCTCGGCACACCTACATCAACCAACTTGGCTGCTGCTCTTAGCGATGAGACAGGCTCAGGTCCTGCTGTCTTTGCCACAGGCCCAGTCATGTCTGGTCCTACAATCACTTCACCAAAGACAACCATCGGCATCAATGCTCAGACTGGCACATCGTACACATTGGTTGCGACAGATCAGGACAAGCTAGTTACCTTATCTAACGCCAACCCAATCACCTTGACAATTCCATCAGGTGTATTCAGCGCTGGTCAATATGTCAATATCCAACAGATTGGTGCAGGTCAGGTAACCGTTGCTAACGATGGTACATCTAACTTCACAGGAACAGGAACTAAGTTGCGTAGCCAGTACAGCGCAGCAGTAATCCTCTGCACAGGTACCAACTCCTTTACCCTTATTGGAGATATCTCCTAATGCTACTTACCGCCATTGCTTCATCTCGTCAGGCCAAGCCAGTCGTTTCTGGCGGTACATTAACATCAGATTCCACTTACTACTATCGCACATTCACCTCTACAAATAACCTTGTGGTTGCACAAGGAAACCTTGTCGCTGACATTCTTCTTGTCGCTGGCGGCGGCGGTGGTGGTAGCGGCTACTATTTAACATCACCATTTAATCAATTTGGAGTAGGCGGTGGTGGTGGAGCTGGTGGCTTAACGGTCTTTAGTTCGTCATCACTAACTCCTAATACTTATACCGTAACCATAGGTGCTGGCTCATCTTCAGGTTCGCAAGGATCAAGCAGCTCAATAGGATCTTATTCTGTATCAGGCGGAGGTAGCCCTTATGGTCATCCTAATGGTGGTTCAGGTTCTGGCGTAATTAAGATCTATACAAATGGCAACGACAATAGCGTTGCAGCAGGTTCTGGTATTTCTGGTCAAGGTTATGCTGGTAGCAACTACTTTAGCGGAGTCTATAACGGAGGTTCTGCAGGTGGTGGCGGTGGCTCTGGTGGAGCAGCCAGCGGTTCAAACAATAATGGTGGCATCGGAACAAACTTTACTTCATGGCAGCCTATCGGTAGCTATCTAGCTGGTGGTGGTGCTGGCGGTGGAATTGGTGGCACGGGCGGTTCAGGCGGTGGCGCTAATAGCGCTAGAGATTCTGATGGTTCTGCTGGAGCAGCAAATACTGGTGGTGGCGGTGGTGGTACCAGCTCTACTGGCTCAACCTCAACTGTCTTTAATGGCGGTAATGGTGGTTCGGGCATTGCAGTTATTCGCTACCTCAAAACCGCAGTTGCATGATTTACGAAACTTCAGATAGCCCACGAGGGATACTTCAAGGCGTTGACGAAGCAGAAGCAGAAATTGTATTTGGCTAAGCCCACTTCGGTGGGCTTTACTTTTAGGGAGACAGCATGGCGCTAGACGGCTTCAGACATATTGCAGAACGACCAGTGTTGCCAGTTGGTGCCAGCCCCAACTCTGGAAGTACATACCAAAACACAAGCAATAACTATGACATTGCCATTGCTGGCTTGCCATTTCTCATTGGCCCATCAAAGGAATATCCTTACAAGCGTGAGACAGCGCAGTATCGTAAGCAACAAATTGACCAGCAGAAGGAACCAGGCGAGCAGACACTCACAGGTTGGTGGCTTCGCAGCCAGTCCTCATTCCACTACGGCGCAGGCATTCGTTACGAAGAGCCAGTCGAAGGTGAGACAGTTGGCGTACGCTTTAACAAGTCAGCTGGCGTAGAAGTATTTAACATCGGCAAGGTGACATTATTGCCAGATGTAACCAAGGTAAGCAACGCATCTAATGCTCCACAAATGGTCGGTGCAACTGATGCTAATGGCGTAGATGTTGTTATCTGGGCTGATGGATCTAACCTCTATCGCACGACAGCAGCAGGTACAACAACTACCCTTACCTGGGGTGGCTCAGGAACTATTCTCGATGTAGCACAGGACGGCCTTAACTACTATGCGGCCAATGCCACAGGCATTTACAAAGGTCCGCTAACAGGTGCCATCTCAGGTTCATCTATCTTTACTCATCCATCTGCTGTAGGCACAGTTACATCAGTGTCACTCGGTTGGGTTAAGCAGCGTCTCATTGCTGGCGTTAACAATTACATCTACGAAGTAACACCCATTACTTCCTATACAGTTACCGCTGCTAGCCTATCTACCAACATCGCTACACTTACCACCTCAACGGCGCACAACTTTGTTGTCGGCTCGCAGATTACAGTGGCAAGCCTCAGTTCACCATACAACGGCACATGGTCTGTAACCGCAGTTACTCCTACATCTGTGTCGTTCTATCACAACAATGCGGATGTGGCTTTTGCTAATGGTTTAACAGGCACAGTCGTGCTTGCATCTAATAACAATCTTCCCGTGTATGCCCACCCCAATAGCAACTGGGTATGGACAGGCATCTGTGAAGGCCCTAACGCCATCTACATTGCGGGTTATGCTGGTGATAACTCTACGGTGTATCGTCTCTCCCTCGATACATCGGGTGCTATTCCCTTGCTCACCAAGGCGCTGACAGCAGCCGACATGCCCAAGGGTGAAATCATTTATGCCCTTGGGTCTTATGTCGGTAAGTACATGGTATTCGGAACTAGCAAAGGTGTGCGAGTAGGTGAAATTGATACTAGTGGTTTTGTTTCTTCTGGCTTCATTACCTATGGACCTATAAGCGTAGTCACCAATGGCTATGACGCATCATCAGGTACATACCTCACAGGCTCACCTGTCAAGGCAATCACCTTCAATGATCGTTTTGCTTACTGCACAGTCACCAACTACATTGATAACGGTGATGGCACCTTCTCATCTGGCCTAGTTAAGTTGGACTTGTCTCGTCAGATTACACCGAACCAAGTTGCTTATGCTACGCACCTTCGTGCGCCAAGCACGGCTGAGGCTGTTGGCGTTGCCATGATTGGCAAGTCGGGCAAGTTGGCCTTTGGTGTTACTGGTGTTGGTGTCTACTTCCAGGCAAGCACATTGGTAACCAGCGGCTACCTACAGACAGGTCAGATCCGTTACTTCACACTTGAAGACAAGCACTTTGAGTTAGTCAAGTTGCGTCAGACCTTGCCTATGCAGGGAACCATGCAGCTATCTAGTGTTGGTTCAGATGGAACAATCCAAGACATCATTACCGTAGGTAATACCTTTGATTTTACCCAAGACCTTACTGGCCTAGATCAGTTCGATGCTGAGCCAAAAGAATCTATCGGATTGAAGTTCACCTTCTACTCGGCAACAAACCAAGCAGTAGGAACTGAAGACTCCTTCAACGGCTACCAGCTCAAGGCTTTGCCTGCTGTCCGCCGTCAGCGCATCTACACCGTGCCACTTCTCAACTTCGACTTTGAAGGTGACAAGAACAACATGGCAGTTGGCTATGAAGGTCGTGCTGCTGAGCGTCTCAACGCTCTCGAAACTATTGAGTCAAACGGAGATGTCGTTATCTTCCAAGACTTCACCAACAATGAGACAGTTCGCTGTGTCGTTGAAAGCCTTACCTTCATCCGCATGACTCCACCTGAGCGCCGTTTCTCTGGCTTTGGTGGCATGATCCTAGCCCAAATCAGAACGGTATAACATGTTCTCATCAGACACAGCCACCATCGTTTATTCCTACTTCTTCGTAGGCGTTGCCACACTCACAGGTGTCGGCATGCTCGTTAAACATTTCCTTCATAAGTTCATGGAACAGCACATGGATGAGATTCGAGAAGAGTTATCCTGCCTAGCGGAGATGGATCAACGCACTAGCCGTATTGAGTACGCGCTCTATAACGATGGTAAGACTGGTCTGATTAACAAGGTCGAAGCATTGCTAGAGAACCAGCAGGTTATCAAGATTGATGTCGAGATTATGAAAGCGAAGTATGACCTATGAGTCAGGCAGCAGACTTCGTAGCCATGGCCCGCACCCAGACAGGTGTGAAGGAAGGCCCAAAGAATAACGAGACTGTCTATGGCAAGTTCACAGGCCATGACCTACAGGCATGGTGTGGCTCCTTCGTCATGTGGTGTGCCAACCAGATCAAGTTCAAAGGCATGCCCAACTGCGTCTACACCCCTGCTGGGGCAGAAGGCTTCAAGGGTCAGGGCCGCTGGTCAAACCCTGCCACAGCCAAACCTCAGGCTGGTGATGTTGTCTTCTTCAACTTTGACGGCAAGGGCATCGAGCATGTGGGTATCATCATCCGAGACAACAGAGACGGCACCGTAACCACCATCGAAGGTAACACCATTCCCGATGGCAAGACTGGCAATGAAGCCAACGGCGGAGAGGTATGCCTCAAGACCCGCGCTTACCGCACCGACAACAAGCGGAAAATGGTAGTATTTATTAGTGGCTTCGGCTCTCCGAAGTGGACATCCTAAAGGAGTAAATATGGCTAGCAATAAATATCTCGTTAATGTTCCACCAAAGGTATGGACCGTTCTCGGCTTCTACCTTCATGTAGCAGTGGGTGGTGTGCTTACTGAGTACATCGTTCACCACACAACATCTCTTAAAGCACTAAGCGGCGCAGCTCTTGCTGCACTAGCGCCAGTGTTATACCGCTACTTCAATCCAGCGGATACATTCCCACTACCAAGCATCGGTCTTTCCGCTGCTGATAACGCAGTAAAAGATCCAACAAAGTAATTAGTTAAACGAGTTGGCCCTCTTCGGAGGGCCTTCTTTTTTTATGCCGTTTTTCTACCAGGGGGCTATCAGCCTAGCCGCCCCCTACCAGGAGCCAAAGGCTCCCCGTATCCCTGTCGCTTCGCTCCAATTATAGCGATGCCCATAGGCATCTTGTCAAATCAATCCTTCCACATAGGCCAGATCAGTCATCGGCGTGTCTGACTTGCAGGCTATACATCGGCCTGTGTTACGCTCTGGCCATGAACGAAACAACAGTACAACACAGATCATTTAGCGCATTCACATCGTGGCTTCGCTGCGGTAAAGCATTTCAGCTGGAACGAAACTTAAAAGCGCCAAGCGAGCCAGCATGGTGGTTTGCTGGTGGATCAGCATTCCACTTGGCAGCAGAGAAGTTTTTACTCAAAACCTTTGAGGCAAGCAAAGTCTCACCAGAAGATAAGGCACCGTTCTAGAAATGAGCAAAGACATTGCATACCTCAAGCCAGTTAAGAATCAAGAAGGTGACTACCGTTCTCTCGGTCCAATATCAGTCTGCCCTTGCGGGTCAGACCTATGGAATGTTAAGTGTAAGTTTGACACGGACGGAGAGTTGGGAATCTACTTTCTTGACATGCGATGCGCTCTCTGTGATAGCCTCGCCATCGCTCCAATGCCAACCCTAAACTAAGGAAACGATATGACAATAATCCAAAAAGACCCAAATCCACTACTCCGCTTTTGGGGCAACACATGCGACAAAGTAGCTGGCTTTTTCCTGAAGCAAGCAGTACGCTACGCAGACACAATCGAGTACGACTGGGATGACTGGTGCGATTGTGAGTAACTATAAGTTATCTAAGAGTGGCTATCGCTACCTGCATGTCACTAAGACATCATGGGGCTTAGGCTTTCGCTTTGACAAGTATGGATTTGAAGTACAGATCCTTAATGTATTCATCGGACTGGAGTGGTAATGGGAAGCAAGCGAGCAAAAGTAATTAGCCGAGATGCTTTTCAGCAGGCATTTGTCGAGACTGAATACATCATGCGTAAGAACTTAGCAGCACGGATTGAGGTAGCAGCTGAGGCTGAGACTAATCCTGACATCGTTGAAGGCTTACGCCAGGCAGCAGTCATTGTCTTCGGAGAAGTTCACAAGGCAGTAGAGGCAGAGAGAGTTGAAGCCGTTGACTTGGGATAGCGTATGGGAGGAATCTTTCAATGAAGCCATTGGTGACATTGAGAAGCGCACTGACACCAATCCACAGGACTGGCGTACAGGTGGACGAGCATCCAAGGCTTACCCCAACAAGGAAGACAAGGCATGGTGGGATGAGAATGGTCGTAAGATGTTCTTCGACTTCATCAATGTCTGGCAGCAATCTGGTATCGAGATTTGGGTTACACCAGAAGGTGTGCCTGGAGTCGAAATTGAATTCAATAACCACTTTGGCGATGTACTTATCAAGGGATTTGCTGACCTAATCGCAGTGCTTCCCACAGGTGAACTTGCCGTGGTAGACTTTAAGACTGGCTCCTACACCCCTGACTCAGCCATGCAGCTTGGGCTATATGCCTGCCTCATGGAGATGCAGTTCGGTGTACGACCTACCCGTGGCTTCTATTACTCAGCCCGTAAGGCAGAGTTTATTGAAGTGCCAGGACTTAACCTTTGGACAATCCCCGTGATGACTGAGTTGTTTGCTCAGTTTGCAAGAGGACTAGAAGCAGAGATTTACCTACCCAATGTAGGAATGATGTGTGGCACCTGCGGAGTAAAGGATTACTGTTACTCAGTAGGCGGACAACTTTCAACAATATATGACCCACTAGCAGAGATAGGAAAATAACATGGCCGCAACACCAGAAACAAAGTATCAGGTTAACTTCAAGAGTGGAGATGCGTTGATTAACATTTACGCAACTACCTCTGAGGAACTTGAAGCACAACTTACCGTCCTACAAGATACAGCAGAGTTGATTAAGACAACTGCTGCATCTCTTGGTGGATCCGCACCAGCGTCTAATGTTGCATACGCAGCAGCGGCATTCAGTGGCACTGTGGAGCAGTCAGCTCCAGCACAGTTTAATCAGCCTACATCGTTCCCAGAAGGACAATGTAAGCACGGTGCATTGGTATGGCGTGAGTCAAAGCCAGGCGCACCAAAGGCTTGGAAGGGTTGGTTCTGCCCGTCACCAAAGGGTACACCAGACCAGTGCGAGCCTAAGTTCGTTCGTTAATATCTGATGCTGTCACTACATCAAGCGGCAGCGAAAAGCACTAACGAGTATGCACTACTACCAGACCTATTCCCTTCCCTTGCAGCTGAAGGGATTAGGTTTCGTAGAGGACAAATGACTATGATTGCAGGCCAGCCTAACGCTGGTAAATCACTCATCGCTTTGTGGATGGCAGTGCAAATGAAAGTGCCTACGCTCTACATATCCGCTGACACCGATGGCTATACAACAGCCATCCGCGCAGCAGCGATGGTTACTGGACATAAAGTTTCCACCGTTGAAGAAGCATTCTCAACAGGTACAGGGCAAGACTTCTACGGAAACGAATTGGAAAGCATCAAGCATCTCCAGTTCGACTTCGCACCAAGCCCAACGCTAGACGAGATTGACTTGGCTATCCGTGCATACGGAGAAGCCTATGGAGAATATCCTCACATGATTATTGTGGACAACGCCATGAATGTGGTGTCACTACACAATGACGAGTGGGCAGGACTACGAGAGATTGCCAAGGCTATGCACCATATAGCCCGTGAGACAGATGCAGCCGTAATGCTCTTGCACCACACAACAGAGAATGAAGGACGGCCTGACTTGCCACCAGCTCGTAAGGCTATCCAAGGAAAGATTGCTCAGTTGCCTGAGATGATCGTGACTGTGGCTCTTGTGCCGCAGACAGGTGAGTTTCGTGTGGCATGTGTGAAGAACCGCTTTGCTGCCAACAGCGCAGACGGTTCCAAGTATGTCACTCTCTGGTCTGACCCATCCCGTATGTCTCTGTACAATGACCGTTCATCGCAGTTCGTGGCAACGACTTGGAGTAACATACAATGAGTTTCAAGCCAGGGGTAGATTACTTCGTTGCTTCCAACGCTATCGAGGGGCTGTTCAACCTTACCGATAACACCGATGAGGATAGGGAATTGGCTCGGCGCTACATGATTAGGCGCGGGGCTGAGGACTTACTTGGTATGCTTGGCTTATGAGTACATATGGTAAGCGCAAAGGTTCAGCCTTTGAGACTGGCATCTTAAAGTTCCTTCGAGGCAGAGGCGTTAATGCCGAAAGGCTACGCCTCGCTGGTAAGGACGATGAAGGTGACATCGTATGTATGGTTGCAGGACAGCCGTACATCTTTGAGTTGAAAGCTACAGCGAAGATGGAATTGCCACAGTTCTGGCGTGAAGCCACACTAGAGGCAGCCAACTACGCTAAGGCGCGTGGCTTAGCAGAAGTACCGCCAGCCTATGTTATCGTTAAGCGCAGACAAGCAGGGCTAGACCAAGCATGGGTAGTCCAGGACTTGAACCAATGGCTGAAGACAAATGGAGTTAGAGATGAATGAATCAGCAAGAGCAAATCAAGCAGAATTTACAGAGGAAGAATTAATAGTTCTTGATGGTCAAAGCAAAGAGATGCTTGCTCGCAGTCTAAAGTTAAAGACTGAGCAGGGGTTGGCATGGAAGCGCGACTTTGAGCAGGCCATGAAATTGGTTACTCTTTTAGAAAAGCACAATGCCACTTTAACAAAGTCATTGAACATCATCGAAGTAGCAATGAAATCCGAATGTGACTATTTCTAAGCCTGACCTTGGTGCCGTACTCGAACATTACGGCGTACACCTCATAGCAAAGCATGGGTGGGTAGCATGTAAGTGTGTTATCCATGACGATTCACAAGCAAGTGCAGCATATAATTTGGATAAGCAGACCTACAACTGTTTGGTCTGTAACCTATTGGGAGATGTGTACGATCTAGTCTCCCGCAAAGAGGACATAAAGGAGTTTAGAGATGTTAAACAGCGAGCAGAGAAAATCGCTAACGGAGTCAGCGCAAAGGTATCACAACGCTCTCACTCCACAGGCAGTCTCCTACCTACGGGGGCGCGGCATAACAAAGGAAGTAGCGGATACATTCCTTCTTGGAAGCGTAGAGGCGCCTAGTGCTGGGCATGAGCATTCCGTTGGCAGATTATCCATTCCCTATCGCACACCAGCTGGTGTCGTAGGCTTAAAGTTTCGGAGCATAGATGATTCAGTACCTAAGTACCTTTATCCCACAGGCCAAAAGGTTGGTCTATTTAATGTTGTTGACCTTCATGTGTACTCTGACACTATCGCCATTTGTGAGGGCGAGATTGACACGATTATTCTTTCGGGCCTGGTGGGCATACCTACAGTGGGAGTCGCAGGAGTTAGTCAATGGAAGGAGCATTTTCCCAAGCTCTTTGAATCGTATCAGCGCATCCTTATATTTGCGGATAATGACATTAAAGAAAGTGGACAAAATCCTGGACAAGAACTTGCGAAACGAATTAAAGAAGATCTTAACCAAGCCACAGTCATAATGATGCCAGACAACATGGATGTTAATGATGTATTCTTATTACACGGGGCTGACTGGTTCCACGAAAGGATAAGCCAATGAGTACCTTTGTATCTTTGTTTGCTGGTGTCGGTGGCTTTGACTTGGGCTTTGAGAATGCAGGTCATACCTGTGTAGGACAAGTAGAGATTGATAAGCATGCACAGAAGATCTTGAAGAAGCATTGGCCGCATGTGCCATTGCATGATGATGTAACTACCGCTATCGAATGGGCAAAGGAGATTGATCTAATTGGAAAAGTTGACATTGTTTGCGGAGGATTCCCGTGCCAAGATGTCTCAGTCGCTGGCAAGCGAGCTGGAATCGCTGGGGCAAGAAGTGGATTATTCTGGGATGCCATACGATTTGCACAAGAAGTTAAAGCACAAACTATCGTCTTGGAAAATGTGCCAGGACTTCTATCAAGCAACAACGGACGCGATTTCGGAGTCGTTATCTCTGCAATGGCCGACGCAGGGTATCGCCACATCGAATGGCGAGTTTTGGATTCGCAATTCTTCGGAGTACCCCAACGCCGCCGTCGAGTCTTCATTGTCGGAAGTACTATTGACCGAAGCCGACAGCCGGTATTCATTGAGCGCGAAAGCAGCACAGGGAATACTCCGCCGAGCAAATCGTCGAGGAAAAACCCTGCCGGATCTGTTGCAAAAAGTTTTGGTCAAACAAGCTTCGGAGGATACACAGAAGGACCAGCAACTTTAACTGCTACTACATACAAAAGACCAGAAGATAACATTGTGGTGGGCAACTTTGAGTTGTGGGATTTTCCCGTTGAACCAGTAGCACCAAGTCTTACTGCAAGACGCACAAGAGACATGCTGGCTTTTGGTGAGCAGTAATGTTGTGGTTCACTAAGT